GGGCCAACCTCGGGTGCGTACGACTACATCCGCCTGGTGCTAGTGCTTTGTTTTCTATGTTTGCCCGGAATGGGACTTAGCAGGTTTGCGTGTTTATTCAAATGCGCTTTTCTTTACATGAGGTAAGGCGTGACCGTCACCATCGATTGGGTCGACGCTCCAGTGAACGATCCGAGACACGATACCGACGCTGTCTTGGACGAATCTTGTATATCCACTGCAAACTGCAGTGTGGCAATATTAACTGTTGGGGTCGTACCGCCCAGAACCGTTCTAATATACGTTTGCCCAGTGGGTAACGCAAATAGACTACAGTTTGTGGTGACCGGTGTGCCGCTCAAATCAGCTGCCGTGAACGTTGTCGTCGCGAGGATTGTAACTGTAACCAAAAAGCGGCCAGTCAACCTTGCTGGAAATGAAATTGTTTTCACGTTTGCCGTGACATCCAATGTGCCAAAATTGACTACAGACCCATTGAACCAAGAGTTCTGGTCTAGAGTCCCAGTAAACGCCAAAGCTGCGGATCGGGCAACTGACGTCACATTACTGGTGACAATTGGTTTCTTCAATTCAACTTCGTAGGTGCACCAAAGGTCACCTAGTACGACGTCATTCGTTTGTTGTCCTGACACACACAAATGCGTGGTGCCCAAATCGTACAGCAACTTGCTGTCACCTTCTGGAACTGCGTCAGTACGAACATACTGGATATTAAAAGGATTCTCCTTAGGATCACATTCAATGGGGTGACAAAACGCTTCACTAGGAACAGATTCACTGCTCCAATACTCGTTCAACACTTCATTCTTGTTAACTGGCGGGTGGTCATTTGATCGGTAGGATGTCTGCATCATTACAGTACCAAGGGCTGGATTAGTACCTGAAACCGCTGTTCCACTACTCGGCACATAATGCCAGACTAAACCCCTGATCTTGTACTCCTGGAACCGCGACGCCACACCCGCTAACCACGGGAATGTCTCTGCTCGTCCTGGATTGATGTCGAATGATCCTCGCACTCGAAACGAGGTGTACCCCCGCACCTCAGTCACAAACTCTTTGTGACGCACAATGACCGATTGGCCATCTTGATGCATACTTGGGATACTAGAAGTACCTTTCAACGACTGTTGTACCACTGTGTTGCTAGACACTCGGTAATCACCACTGCCAAGCCAACGGCTAAGAGCCGCACCAAGACCAGTACCAATAGTACTGCCTGTCGCCGGGTTTCCGAAGAGGGAGCCCACTGCTCCACCCCCAAGTCCACCCAACGCGCGTAGCGCTGATCCGAGCTTTGTGACCTCATTCTTTTTCTTTGTAGCCTTCTTCGCTACAATTTTCACTCGCAATTTGTTGTTTCTCTTCCCCGTCATCTTTACGGGAATTTTCTTTTCGATAAATCTTCTCTAGGCTGTCGATATATTTATCAACGCCGCTACATGGGACTTCCGTCCACATCACCAATACTATCTACCACGACTACAGTTGGGCTAAGGGTCCACGACCTATAGTATTCTTCCAACGCGACTTGTTCATCTGGGGTTACCCCGAAAGCGGAAAAGAACGACACTCTCGCCTCTGTTGACACATCAACCCACTTTCCGTCCATACCAGCACTCATCAATCTAGCACCACTCTGCATGAACACAGCTTCACTCATCTTACTTGGTTTACCGTTCCTCATGAACGCCTGGTACATCTCCTGGAACACAGGGATTCCTGCTGTCAGTGCCATTCCACACTCTCCGACTGCATACAACCACGACCCGATTGCACCGGGTGTCTCCAGGGGGAACAAACACATAGAATCCTTCTCACGTGCTGTATCAAAGTTCCTGACCATGCGCCACTTTACCCCGTCCCAGACAGGGTGAGTTTGGCAAAATTCGATTAATTCGAACTCATCCACTGAGTCTTCCACTACCATCACGAATCCGAGCGAAGCTGCATACTCAGCAAATCCTTCCTCAAACCGCGCCTGATCACCTCGTTCCATAATGACAACACAGTCGTCGCCATTGTTGGCCAATTTTGCGTTCACTCCAATCTTCTGGAGCCAAACCCAAATTAGGGCACACATGATATAGCTATTTCCAAGCGAAGTGTTCATGTCACCACTACCACGACCTCCTGACACCGTATATCTAACGATGCCGTCATGGCAGTACGCAACTCCAACATTGTGCAACTGCATCCTTAGCAATCTGCTCAACTCCTTATCATGGAAAAGCATGTTGTACAGGGAATGTTCATGCTCCAATAGTCCGATATCAACACTAGCATCGAAACGCGAGGCGTCAATGCCTAGTGCAACCGGGTCTTCGAAGTGTTCCCACAACTTTCTCAATTCAGTGCCCATTTCAACCGCATTCAATCCTTTGAATACCGTATACTTTTGTCCAAAAACACGTGAGATTGCACGAAAAATCGGCTTCTCAGCATGCTTAAGGTAACGGCCAAGCCCAATGTTGAAAATCGGACTCCGCGGTTGGATGGTTCTGGGTGACTTTCCGGTAGGTACTTTCTCAACCTTCATAAAAGTCCGAAATATGGCATGCATCTTTTGCACACCACTCTCCAAGTAGTCTTCTAGGTAGTTAGCGTAAAGCGTACGCTTTCGACCCGTGTAGCTGTCCACAAATTCTTGCGGCGTTACAGGGTGGAAAGTGCGGCCTGCTGCC